ATTGGGAGTGAAAACGGAGCACAGGTTGTATTTGATTCTACGTGGGGACTTAGAGTTCTCGCAGATACGATCATTTTCGGTCAGAACTCCAATGATCAGAAGTCGCTTATTTTCCATAACGGCCAGATCAAAAACTTGTCATTGCCGGGAAGTCCAAACGACGCCGCCAACAAGCAGTACGTGGATGGCTTGGTGGGTGACATCAACACCGCGCTGGATGCAATCAACGGGGAGGTAGTCTGATGGGTACGACCGCGGACAAGCTGGCCTATCTCAGCGCTACAAAGGACACCCTAAAGGCCAACCTCACGGCCAAGGGCGTGGAGGTACCAGAAGGCACCACATTTCGCAGAATGGCGGAGATGGTGGGGGAGATTCCGGTTGCATCCACACACACAGTAGGTGTGACTGTAACCGATGGGGTCTATAGCATCACCATTGATGGACAAACGCTTTACAAAGGGGGAACCTATGACCTTGAAGCGCAACCGGGTGAATACATTTATTTCGGGATTTCCTCCGATGTCGGATGGGCCGTTTATGGAGCTGAAACCGGGATTGGAATACCGACTGCGAACGGAAGGTCTCCGGCAGCACTGACCAGAGTTCCACCGACAGTGACAGACCTCTATTTTATAATGCCAGACGAAGATGTTTTACTAGAGGGGGGGGTGTAGGCGACCATGAGTAAGCTCATTACATATGTCCCGCTCTCGTCCGTGGAGCGGATTGAGCTGAGAGTCACCAACTGCCGCAAGACGCTCTCTCAGGTCAAGGCTGAAACAAAGGCTCATTACGTGCTCAATGGCGGCATGTGGAACCTAGACGGCACCCCCTGCCCGCTGCTTAAGGTGGGCGGGGCGATGCTCTCCGGCACGCCCTGGCGGCCGATGGGCTACGCCTGGGACAAGGGGCCTGACATCCGCATGACCTCCGAGCACGAGGGAGCGGATAACTTTATCGCGGTGACCGCCCTAATTGCCTCCGGCAAGCCGGTGGATAAGCCCTCCTATGGCTCGGCCCAGGGAGGCAAGCGGGGGCGCAGTGCTATCGGCCTGCGTGGTGGCAGTCTGGCCCTCTACTGCTCTGGCGATGGGACCGGAGACGCAGCCACGCCGGAAACTCTGCGGGACGAGTTGGCCGGGCTGGGCTGGGCCTCTGCCGTTATGCTGGACGGGGGCGGCTCCAGCCAGTGCGATTTCGGCGGGGAGCGCATCACCGCCAGCCGCAAGGTGCACAACTGGATTTGTGTATATCTCAAGCAGGACGGCGCTGAGACGCCGCCGGAAGAGGAGGACAAGCCTATGAGCAAGCATACTGTATGCCTCGACCCCGGACACGGGCCGGGCAACGTCAACGGATCCCCGGACGGTACATACAAGGAGTGGGAGTTTACCTGGGATATGGCCCAGCGCGTCAAGGCGCTGCTGGAGGTCCAGGGGGTGGGCGTGGTGCTCACCAAGACCGCGGACAATTACCCCAGCCTGACGGAGCGAGCCGAGACCAGCAATCAGGCGCAGCCGGACTGCTTTGTGAGCATCCACACCAACGCGGCCGGTGAGGGCGGATGGTCGAGCGCGTCCGGTCTGGAGATCTACACCAGCGCAGGGCCTATGACGGCGCAGCGCAATGTGCTGGCCTCCAAACTGGTCAACGCCTTCCATGTTGCCGGGGTGGCCCTGCGGAGCGAACCGATCAAGCACGAGATGTATACCGTGCTCGCCAAGACGGACGCCCCCGCCGCGCTCATTGAGTACGGCTTCCATACCAACAAGATGGACACGGAGTATCTCAAGGATAGCAAGTACCGGGACAAACTGGCCGAGGCCACCGCAAAGGGAATCTGTGACTGGCTGGGCGTGGCCTGGCAGGGCGAAACGGGAGCGGACAGCGCGGAGGATACCCCGGACGTTTGGGCCGCTGAGGCGTGGCAGAAGGCCAAGGACAAGGGCGTACTGGACGGCACCCGGCCCCGCGACAATATGACCCGGCAGGAGCTGGCCGTCGTGTTGGATCGGCTGAATCTGATTTGATGGAGGTACATATCATGGACATTTCTTCTTTGGGTATTACCGGAGTAGCAGTCATCACTGTGATCTGCTTCCTCGTCGGGCAGGTGGTCAAAGCTACCGGACTGGACAATAAGTGGATTCCCATCATTTGCGGTGCGTTTGGCGCGGTGCTTGGCATCCTCGGCATGTTCATCATGCCTGAGTTCCCGGCCAGTGATTACCTAACAGCCGCCGCCGTAGGCATTGTGAGCGGACTTGCGGCCACTGGTATCAATCAGGTTTATAAGCAGTTGACTAAGGAGGGCTGATGCCCATGGAGTGGGTAGGCCCACTGATTTCCGGCGCGGCGGTCGTCCTGGTGGCAATCATTGAGGCGGTCGCCGCGCGGGAACGGAAACGTGTCAAGGCAGATAACCAAAAGAGCGACGCGCTCATGCAGGGCGTGCAGGCCCTCCTCAGGCGCGAAATCATTGCCGAGTACAACCACTACTCCGAACAACGTTATATCCCGATCTACGGCATGGAAAACGTGCTGGACATGTACAACGCCTACAAGGCGTTAGGCGGGAACGGAATGGCGGCAAAACTGGTGGAGGCCCTGAAACAACTGCCCACGGAGCCGCCGGAAGGGACGTGACTGAATGAGCGCAAGAGCGAAGTTACCGGAACCATTGGATAAACTCTTGCGCTCTCAGTTGGAGAACGCCATCCACGAGGCTGCCCTACACCGCGACGATGAATTGATCGCCAAGCGGCGCATCATTGATAAGTGGGGACAGATTGATGTTGCGGCGGAGCTGGGCTGGGATCGAAGCACAGTTAGCGACCACGAGAAATACATATTCCAGAGGGTTGAGGCTGTAGCAAAACAACTCTATACGAAAAAGGGAGCCGGGGATTAACCCGGCTCCTTTTTTAATATTTTGTTGCAAACCATCCGATACACTGAGGGATTGGAAAATTTTCGTTGTAATATCGTTTCACACAAATATGTCTTGTGTCTTTCCACCCAGTTCTTTTATCCTCTATCCCATCTTCTTCCAATACAATATCATTTTTGGAAAATGCCTCTCCCATAACATCGTCAGTATGCTGCTTGACTATATACTCTTTCATATCCTCTACATTATTAAATTCTTTTGCTTCTGACATAGCCTCTTTCAGTCCGCCTCTATGGGGCCGATATATAATCATATTTTTCACGCTCCCTTTCTATTATAAAGTAACATCTCAAAAAGTAAATACAAAAAATTACGCGAATCCCCCATAACTTCCACACAACCCCCACATGTGTGCCGCCCATGCGGGGTATTTTTATGCGACAATATAGACATGGAGGACGTGAGGATACAGGGTTGGTACACGTCGCCGCCCTCCTCACGGACTCCTTATTTTTATGGACAAGGACGTGTTTGAGATGACTTTGATTGAGAGGATGGTAGCCGCTGGCATGTCCCGCGATTGTGCCACCGAAACAGCGATGTGGTACATGGCACAGGGAGATGACGAGGGCCTAGAGGATTACGTAACCGCATTGGAGGCGGGGAGGGAGGCGCGTCAGTATGGCGTTTCCTAATTACACATACCCGGCTTATGGGGCCTACAATCCTGTTACCCCGTTTGCTCCGGCTCCACAAGTATATCAGCCCCAGCAACCTACTCAGCAACCCTCACAGACCATTCAGCCACAGAGTAATGTAAACACACAGCCCGCTTTTTTCTGCCGTCCTGTGGCCTCCAGGGAAGAAGCGCTGGGTGTTCCGGTTGACTTCATGGGTGCTCCCATGTTTTTCCCCGACCTCGCTCATAATGTGGTCTATATGAAACGATTCAATACCAATACCGGAGCTGCTGATGTGTTTGAGTTCCACGGCCAACAGCAGGCAAAAGAACAGCAGGCAGAGAACCCGGCCCCCGCTTTTGCACCGCTGGATGAATTTATGGACATGAAGGACACCATCAACAATCTGAAGGACGAAATAGAACGGCTGAAAAAGCCCACGTCCGGCGGAAAGGCAGGGAAAAAGAATGATGCCTCCGATGAATAATCCCATGATGGCCATGCTCCAGATGGCGCGGAACGGCGGGAATCCCATGCAAATGCTCCAACAGATGGCTGGCCAGAATCCACAGGCTGCCCAAGCTATGCGGCTCATTCAGGGGAAAAACCCGCAGCAGCTTCGCCAAACAGCAGAAAACATGGCGAAACAGAGGGGAACCTCCGTTGAGGAAATTGCACGACAACTAGGTATACCCATGAAATAAAATAGAGCACTCTTTATCAGTTTTCGGGTCTTGATAAAAACCGCTCTTTGGAAACATCCGGGGAGCGTACGGCCCCGATGTAATAACTGACAAAGGAGTATATACAATGGATAACGATTTTGCGACTGGCTATGCTCTTGGCTCCGACTCCAACGGCGGCAACTGTAACAATGGCGGCTTTTGGGGTGGCGATGGCTGGTGGGCTATCATCATCTTCGCCATGATTTTTGGCTGGGGCCGCGGCGGCTTCGGTGGTTTCGGCGGTGGCGGTGCCAGCACCGATCCCGGCCTCGAGGGCCTAGCCACCCGTGCCGATGTGAACGAGGCCATTGCGTTCAATGGCGTTGAGCGCGGCATCTCTGCTATCCAGCAGGGCATCTGTGACAGCACCTATGCGCTGAATAACAGCATCACCAGCGGCTTCAACAACACCAATGTGGCACTTCTCCAGGGCTTCAACGGCGTCCAGTCTCAGATGTGCAACATGGCCGCTCAGGCACAGGACTGCTGCTGCCAGACCCAGCGCGCTATCGACGGCGTGAACTACAACATGGCGACCAACACCTGCGCCATCCAGAATACCATCCAGAATAGCACACGAGATATCATTGACAGCCAGAACGCTGGTACTCGTGAAATCCTGAATTTCTTGACTCAGGATAAGATCGCCTCCCTCCAGTCTGAGAATCAGGCGTTGAAGTTCCAGGCCAGCCAGACCGCACAGAACTCTTATCTTGCTGCCATGTCTGACGCTCAGACCTCTGAGCTGATTCGGCGCATCAACCCCATGCCCGTACCCGCTTACCAAGTGCCCGCCCCCTATCCCTATTGCGGGACCTACAGCAGCGGCTGCGGCTGTGGCTGCTAAACTGGTCGAAATCGACCACTTTAAATTTCCGGCTCTGCCGTGACTATTTCGGGGCGGCGGGCTAAATGTCTGCCGCCCCTGATTTTTGGAGGAAAACCATATGCACACTATTGATGAAG